TGCGTTCGCTCGCAAAGGCGCATTCGGTAATATCGCCGTTGTCCCACGCAAGCGGGAAAATGCTCTTTGCGACGATGTAATCGACCACGATGTCGTCGCCGTCGGTGTACTCCACAAATGCGCCGGTACCGAATGCAAACGCCTTTTCTATGAGCTGGTTCCCGTACACGCCGAAACGGTTTTTTTTCAGCACGGCGGCGACCGCCTTGTTTATGGCGTCATTGTCTGCGGTGATTTCGACCTTTTCGTTTAAGAGTAGGTTCGCCCAATCTTCGCACACCTTTTTCGCCATGCCGAGCGTCTTGCGGGAACGTCGGATTTTCGTCAATCCGTTGTACTGGATGTAGTTATGGATTGACGGCACCCGACCGCCGTACCACTTGCCCCACATGGCGATCATGTCATAATAGCGCGGATCAATAGTCTTGTACCCGATGGATTCCAAATATCGAATGACGTTACGCATTTATAACCCCTTGTAAAGAATAATATCTTGCCACGGCTCCGTGGAATATTCGAGCGCGTCCAAGCTGTCGACGTTCGTCGTGCCGTTGTCGAGCCGTTTGTCCTTTTGGTCGTCGGCGTAAACCGCCTCTTGCAGCGCGGCAATAACCGCCTTGCATTTTCGCATCACAAAGAACCGTTTTTGTGACATGATCGCATTGTAGAACGCAATGCGCTCGTTTATTTCGCCCTTTATCGCATTGCAGATAGGCGCGCCGATATGCGCTTTAAGGGCCGCAATTTGGAACCCTTGTATAAGCGTCTGTTCGGCGCTGTCGCAGTAGATACCCGTTATTTGGTATTTGCTTTTCTGCTCCCGCACGAACGAAACGAACGCCTCGTCAAGCTGCGCCGGTGATAGGCGCCCGTCCTTCATGTTGTCGTGGTAGTATTCGTCGAGGACGACGACGCTTTTATAGCCCGCCGTGAACCCGACGCATACGAAAGCGTGCGCCGATTTTGTGCCGCCGAAGTCGATCCCGATAGACGCCGAAACGATGTGCGGCGCAATGTCCAAAATGAACGGTTCGGGATCGTCGGCGAAGTCCTGGTAAATAACGCCTTCCGCTGCCGTCCATAGTCCGAGAATGAAACGCTTGTAAAAAACGCCCGTATAATACGAGCGATAGCGTTCACGGATTCGGTCGGAAAGTGAAAGGTTGTCCTCCATCGTGAAATGCAGATACAAAAGCCGCTTTTCGTCGTGCTTCAATATCCACTCTTGCCGGAACCAATGCGCGGGGTATTCGGGGTTGCAGTTAAACCACAGCTTCGCGCCATCAACCGAGCAGCGCCCGACGACCTGGTTTACAAATGATTCCGGCATAAGCGCGACCTCGTCGAAAAGCGCACCGGCAAGCGTTACGCCTTGAACGAGATCTTGCGAACGCTCGTCACGACCGCCGAAAAGGTAAAACTCGTTTTCGCGTCCGGCATACGAGACGACGACCTTGTTTTCGTTCCGGTATTCCGTGAGGCGGTACCCCTCCGGCGGCAGCGTTTGTTTCATGTACCGCAGCACGTTACGCCGGAAAGCGCCGATCGTCTTTCCGCAAAGACCGAACGCCTCGCCGTTGAACCGTTCCATAGCCCATAGAACGAACGAAACGGACATCGGAAGGGTTTTACCGGAACGGATTGAACCGTCCGCGATTATGCCGTCGTAGTCCTTTACGGGGCTGTCGTCGTGCCACCATGTGAGGATGCGCTTTTGCCGGACAGAAAACGGACTAAACTGGAACGTCTTGCGCTTCGCCATTCCATACCTCCGAGGATTTCACGGCTTCGGTCAATGCCGCCGCGAGCGTCCCGTTTTCGTCCTCCTCCGTCGTTCCTGTCGGCGACATGGTCGCCAAGCGCGCGAAGGACGCGACAAAGTCTTTATACACACCGGCGGCAATAAGCCCGCCGTTTTCCGCGCGCACAAGCGTCGAATCCGCGTACAGTTCCGCGATCCGCAGCAGCTTTTGTTTTACGCGGTTGACGTCGACGGCGTCCTTTACCTCCGCTTCCGCTACCATGCACGCAATTTTTTGCGTGCGTTCTGCGTGCGTCTTGCGTGCGACGTCCGTCCGTTCGCTGCTCCACGCTTCGCGCCGCGCCCTCGCTTGCAGGGCGTTCGGGTTTACCCCGTATTTTGCGGCAAGCTTCCGCGTCGAAATGCCTCCGGCGATATACTCCGCACGGATGGCGTTCCAATCCGCGCTTTTCGTATCTCGTGGCATTTCCTTTCCTCGCTTTCCTCCTTGCGCGCTTCCGTGTCTGTGATAAATGGCAGAGGAACGTGGTGTCGATCCACGGTAAAGCGGGTCAAAGCCGCTTGCACTCCCGTTGTGCTATTCCTCTATGATAGTCCCGCGCTGGTGCGCCCGAAGGCGTCGCTGGATCTGTTCGATGTGTAGGCGACGCCGGTTTCGGGAAAGAGGGCAAAAACCCGACCTAACGCCGCCAAAAACACCGAAGACGCGGTCGGAAAGCCGCGTCCTCGTCGGATCACATGACAAAAGGTGCCTCTCGACACCTCTTGCACAATATCATTATACCACGTTATTTTGGGTTGTAAAGGGAAATTTTCGCATTTTCGGCGGTTTTTTTCGCCGTTCGTGTTTCATTTGGTCGCGTTTGAAATTGCACCATTTTCGGCACGTCTTCGCGCGCTTGCAGTTTTCGCATGGATTCAAAATAGCGTACCTTGCGCGGTCTCGCGCTCTATCCTTTCTGTTGACATTCTGTAATAGTCCTCGTCGATTTCCCAACCCCACGCCTCGAAGCCCATGCGCGCGCACGCGATAAGGGACGATCCGCTGCCGACCATTGTGTCGAGGATTTTGTACCCTGGCTTCGCGTATTTGTCCAAAAGCCACTCGTAGAGCCGGACGGGCTTCTGCGTCGGGTGTATGCGTTGGTCGTTCGCGCTGCCTTGCGGCGCGCATTCAAACCACTTTGCGTTGTCGTTGAACGACGTCCAGGCATACTCGCACATTGCCATAGAAAAGTTTTCCGAAATGGACAGCTTGCGCCATACAAGGAAACATCTCGTCGGCGGGAGGTCGAAGTAATTGCCGCCCCAAATGATTTGGTCGCGTGAGACACGGAAAAGCTCGTCGAAATACTCTTTTCCTGGGGCCGTGTCCCACGCAATGATTTTTTTACCGTACTTTGTCGCCCAAGTTCCTCCGGTTCGGGTGAGGTCGTACCCCCCCCGCAAAATTGTATATCTTTCCTGTCTGCCGCTGTTGTTGAACCGGACAAACTTTCTTGTACCGGTCGAACCACGTTCCGAAGCGGTTGTACCGGCGAGCGGTACCGGTCGAATCGTCCTCCGAATCTTTCCTTGCCGCTCCATACCCCCCCGCGTCCCCGTATGGCGGGTCGACGACTGCAAGGTCGAAAAACCCGTCGGGAAATTGTTTCATTCCGTCGATGCAGTCGCCGAGTGTGTAGTGGATTGTGTCAAGCATAGCCGTCTCCTAAAATGTATGTCCTTATAAATCTGTTTGCGTATTGCGGGTGTATCATGCTCCGAATGACTTGCCGGTCGATACCGTCGACGTTCGTTTGATCTTCGATGCTTCGCCGCTGTGTCGGCTCTATTGGCTCAAATACGAACCCCTGCTCCGGCTCGCAATTTACAAACCAGTATTGCGTCGGTTTCTTGTAATAGTCGCCGTTCAAAGTCCTGTCGTCGTCCGTGATCTTCGCGCGGATCGGAAAGTACCGCTTCATATAGTGCATTTTCCCGTTTGGGTTTTCAACTATAAGGCGAATACCGCGCCGGAGGCATACGATAAAGAGTTTTGTCCATAGTTCGTACATTGTCGAAAGTTCTTCATGCAGCCGCAGCGAGTTTTCTGCTTTCCGTTCGTCGCTCCAATTCTTCATAGCGCAATGATTTCCGGCAAAATGCAGCTGTATTTGATCTTCAAACCGTACGCACGGAAAAAACGCGATAACGAGGTCGTCTGCGCCGATCTCGTCGAAAATCGACGGATTGTTGCAATACCCCCCCCGAATCTCCGAAAACAAGTCTATGACGTGGTCTGTTTCTCCGAAGTCGTTGCGGATGTCGTAATCCTCGGCGGGGACGCCCAGGCGCACAAACTCACGTTTGAACGTCCCCGACTGCTCGAAGAAACAAAACGCTTTCCGTACGTTCATAGTTCCATCGTATATGCGAAGCCGTTGTCTTCCAGGAACGCGACGAGCGCGGAAATCTGCGTTTGCGTGGCGTCCTTCACCGCGAAGGTAAAGTCGAAAACCTCGCCGGTTTCCTCCACGTCCTCGAAAAGACCGCCGATAAAGCACGGCTCCGGCTCCGTCGTTCCGGTGATCGGTTCCGCGCTCGGCCCGACGAACACCGGCGCGGTGTTCTGCCGCCATGCTTCGGCTTTCGCCTTTTCCTCGGCTTCGGCGGCTTCTTTGCGTGCGGCTTCCTCGGCGGCGCGCTTTTCCATAGCGGCGTCCATTTCTTCGAGGCGCTTCTTTGTCACGAGCGCGTCCATCATGTTCATGTGTTCAAGGTACGCGGACAGGATCGCGCTTTCGTGTTTCGATCCGAAACCCTTGATTGTTTCGACAGCTTGCCGCGCGTTGATAACGATTGTTTGAATGTCGTCGCGGATCGCTTTGTCGGTGGTCGATTTGTTTTCCCATTGCGGGCGGGCGATTTTTTCAAGCGGGATCATTTCGGCAAACTCGCCGATTTCCTCGGCATAGATCGCCTTGATCTCCTCGCGGCGGGCGGCGCGCCGCTGTTCGTCGTATGCCTTGACCCGACTGTCGATCTTCGCGGCGGCGTCCGTGAAAATGCCGGACACCTCGGAAAGCTGCTCGACGACCGTCGCGATTTTCGCCGCGTGTTCCCGTTGAATCTTGATCCGCAAGTCAGACGCGGTCTTTGCCAGCTTCCGCAGCATGGCGCAATCGGCTTTCGCGTCTTTGATGGCGTTCGGGTCTACAATGAGCCCTCCGTAAACCGCCGCGAGTTCGCTTGCGCGTGCTTTGAGTGGTTCATAATTTGCGACGCCCTGTTCGGGGTTGTCAATGATGATTTTGATTTCTTCCATGTGATCCTCCTGTTTATTTGTTTTCTATATAGTCGCCGATGATCGAAACCGCCGACGCCTCGATTTGCTTTACCCGCCGTTCCGTCAAGTTCATGTTTTCGGCGATTTTTGAGAACGAAAGCGGGTTCGGTTCGTCCTTTTTATCGCCGATGTGCCCTTTGTACCGCATGCGCACGACATACTCCTCGTCAGCCGACGTCCACAAGAGGGCGCCTTCGATTTTGTCCTTGAATCGTTCGAGGTCTTCTATCTGCCGGTTCGCCTCGGCAAGTCTGCCACGGTACCGGTCTGCAAGCGTGATCCGCTTTACTGCCGCTTGTTCGGTCGGTCTTCCGACCGTTGGCGCGTGCGGCATACCGTCGATGTTTTGGGCGTGAAGATCGCCGACGGCGTCGATTTCGTCCACAATGGTCTTTATCACGTCATACAGCGTCACGATTTCGCTGTCAGCCCTCGCCCATTTCCGAAGGAGCCGCCGCGTTTCTTTCCGTTTCATGGCTCAAAGTTCCCCCGCTTTCCGACCGTCCCATACGCCGGACACGCTGCGGCGGTCTGTTTCAAGTCCTCATGCTGCTTTTTGTAGTCGTCGCGCTCCGCTGCCGTTTCAGCAAGTTCCTTTTCGGTCGTGTCCAGTTTCCTTTTCGTTTCGGCCCACAGGCGAAACGTGTAGGTGCTTTTCTGCTTCTTTTCGTACTCCTTGCGAATGCGCTTCTCGACATTTTTTTCCCTGTTCTCCGCGTTTGCGAGCGCGATCCGGTTTCTGCGCTTTTCGTAAAGCGTGACCGCGAGAAAAACCAATATCGCGTAGGCAACGAACGCAAGAAACATGATCCCGAAAAGGCGGTCGTTCGCGGCGATTGCCTCGTCAATCGTTATGTATTCTTCCATGCGCGCCTCCTTCGTACAGTTTCAAAAAGTCCTCCAGCGAGACGGTCACAAACCACGGCTCGCGGTTCTTTTTGTGGAACACGGCGGGGATCTCGCCGGCTGCCGCGTCGCGGAACGACTGCTCGTATGCTTTCGTCAGCTCCAACCGTTCGACGCGCTTGCATTCGATATGCACACCAGGAAGACCGCGCACGTCCGGCGAATCGCCGCCGCCGTGGTATTGCTGCCCGCGCTCACCGTTGTAGCCATGCTCCCGCAGAATCCGCGCAAGTTCGAGTTCCCCGCGCTTGCCTTTGTTCCGGCTGTTCATGCCGCCACCTCTGCCGAAAGCGAATACCGCGCGACGCGCGTCTTTT